TTTTTAAGGTTTGATAAAACTGAATTATCAGTAATTGTTTTCTTACCTAATGAAGTTAAATAGTTATTAACTGAATTAACAATATCAGCGATAGGAATTGGTTTGTTTTGGTTCAGACCATGTTCTTCAGCACCTCTTAAAGCCATCATTGGAGAAGTAAGCAAAGTACCATTCCAGACAAAAGATTCCCAACTAGGATCTTGCAAAATACGATCAGAAAGTGCGTGTTTGTTTTGCTCCATTTCTAATTTAAGAGCTTTTGGTGTGATTTCATCTAAGAGATAATTTCCGATTTGCTGTGGTTTCTTTTCACGCATTGGATAGGTAGTAAGGGTCATTGAGTAAATTAAAGGCATTTTCTCTCTGAAGTGTAAATGCAACAAATAGGCTTGTCAACCTTCAAGTTCTCTAACACGTTTATTTAAGTTTTCAAACCTTACAACATATTCTTTATCTGTTATTTCCTGTGCAAACCATAAATCTGCAAGATGTCCCATCTCATTATTTAATTTTGTAATCAAATACTTTTTTCTTCTATCTAGTTCTCTGTAAAGACATTTCATGAGATAACACCCCACTTTCTTCTTAGTTTGGCCTTTAACTGTTTGCTCTTTTGTCTTTTCAAACTTAAATAAGTATCATTAAGTTCATCTATCAAGTGAGTAAAATCTCCTTGAGATGACATTTCTAATGACCTTTCAAAGTTAACAATAGAAGCTTTAATAAGTTCTAAGTCTCTACCTGAGACATCAAGTATATATCTCATTTTTTACTCCACTCCGAGATAAGTTTTCTTAGCTCCTCGATACGTTTCTGAGCAGCTTCTATTCTTTGCTCCTTTGTCATTTTTGTCCTCTAAGTTTGATTTCTACGGCTATTGTATTTCCTAGCAATTTTTTTATCTTTTGCACTTCATCTTCTGTCAAATCATTAAATATTTCATATTTTCCTACTCTATTTTTAGCAAACATTCTATGAATCTTTTTTTCTAAATCTTTGTAATCTCCTCTTGCTTTACTTACTGCTAACACTTCATCAGGACATTGTGATCTTACTCTATTTTTAATATTTCTTTTACAAGAACAACCTACTTTATAACTATTTGCACTTTTGAAAAAATAAACATGACCTAACTGTCTATCAATGTCAAATATATTTTTATCTTTTCTTTTTCTTTTATAAAAATTACAAGGTCTCTTTCCATTTCCTCTTATATGAAGAGGAGTAAGATCAACGTCTATACCTAAAGCATCAAGTTCTGATTGAGATATCAAATAATGCTGTTCATCTTCTACTAAATCACTTACTGAATTGTTATCAATCAGCAACCCATTAGAAGTTGGAAAAATAGCAGTTGAAGTTCCTGTTGTCAAAGTAGACAATGAAGACCTAGTAGTTTGCACTTCTGCATAAACGTAGCCCATATCAAAACACTACCTGTTTAGCTTCAAACTTTTCCCATGCCTCCTGCCATGCATCTAAACATCGCTGCACAGGTTGATCTTCATTCAACATACACTTGCCTTTGTACGCCCAAATCGTATTACAGATATCAGGTTCGATATCACAATTCATTCTAAGCATTTCGATGTAGCAACCTAATTGTTTATCTGTTCTATAAGGTTCTCTCCAACCAGTTCTTTTCTTAAAATCATACTTTGTATCTCCCTTAGTTTTAAGGTCAATCAATCTAATCTTCTTAGCCTTAGTGTCATACCCAATAAGATCAAGCTGACCTCCTACATCCTTACCAGGATTGCTCATCATATACTCGACACCCATAGGTTCAAAATGTGTAAACAGTTCCAGCTCAAACAATGGAATAGCCCATTCTTCATATTCACCCATATCAATATCATCAGCACCTAACATCTTCTGTTCTAAGCAGCTATGAACAGTTTCTCCTCTTGGTTGCCAGATGTGTCTTGTATGTTCAATACTTTCCTTTGCTTGTTCTGTAAGTTCATTACAAACCATAGTGGTTGAATATTTTAGCCATTTATTTGACTTCTCACAGAAGTATTTATGTGTAGCTTCATCTCTGAAGATAGGAAGTCTGGGAAGTTTTTCGATAGTTTTCATGTTTAATTAAAAATAATTTGGTAAATCTTTAGGGTTTGTCAGTTCTACTTTCTCCTCTGATGGTTTGGGTTTGGGTTCTTCAAGCCTAGCAAGATTACGATATTCGACACCTTGATAACCTTGAGGAAATGCTTTATTTCCCTTGGTATTATTGACACATTCTGTCCATCCTGGGGGTGGGGTATCTAAGTCTTCAAGACTCCACATCATACGATCAGGATTTTTAGGATTAGGTTTTTTCAAACCATCTTTGAGAAGTTTGATAAGAGATGTCTGATCAAATAGCCTTTCCATTAATCTTCTCCACTTGTTGCATCTAAGTTAATCCACTTGTTTGTATCTTCCTGATATTCCCAACAGCATTGATACTGATCGAGATATATATATCCATCATAAGGATTAAGAGGAAAGTGAATCTTCTCATCAAAACCATAAGCATTCATGATTTTTCCTCCAATCTTTGTAGTCTTTCATTAATTTCTACTATTGCTTGCATTGCATTGTTCAATGAATTTACAACTTGTTCTTGAAAATCTGTTTGTTTTTTTTGACTTTCTATAAATTGTTCGTGAATTTTCTTATTAGAAAAGTAAGTTTCTAAAACTTGCATTTTATTTTTATCGTGCCAATAAGATAATTCTTTATAACCTTTCTCAAGATTAAGCAATCTTTTTTTAAAGGTGACAACAAGTTTTAATTCTTGTAAATTCATGATTCAAAACCTCCTTTTGCTGTAAATACTCTTTGTGCAGGATGATTGTTTTTTGGCTCTTCTGTAAATTTAGATTGCTTTATCTCGTAAATATTCATCCATCCACCTGCTATTGCCCCTTCAAGGGCTTTCTTTCTGTCTTTGGGTGTGAATGTTCGTAACTTATCAAAAATCCTCTCTGCAACCTTTTTAGAGCAGGTAGCTTTCTTTTTGTGTCTGACAGGCCACCATTCACAGATTAACTGAGCATATTCTTTCAGGTCATCAGGAATCATATCTGTTGAGATTACTGAAGATGCAAAAGGATCTGATCCATCTGTAACTCCCTTTGGTTTTCTCTTTGCAGCAGTTTTCATCTTCTGTTTGAGGATCAAACGAATGTATTGTGGGATTTTTAATTCTTCTCCTTTTGTCTCATCCAAGAACTGATGAAGGTCAGGATCAAGCCAAATGCAAACCTTTGTCTTTTCCATTAATAATTATGTGTTTGTTACTGACAGTAGATGATACTTATTTATTTGTCAAGGAGATATCTAAAAAATTCTTTTCCTTATCCTATATGTATATATATTATTATTATATATATATTATTAATATATATATATATTATATATTTAATAAATATACTTACTTATATTTATATTCTTTTTCTTTTGGTTCTTTTCTTTTTCTTTCAAACGTTCATTCAAGATATAATAATATGTCATATATATTTACATTTATATCAACTATCTGATATATAATAAGATCAGTTGCTGCTCCTTTGATAGAAATTTCATTGATGACTCTAAATGAAACGCAAATTTCCATTCAAAGATGTATACGAGTTCCCATCGAGGATGTCTGGGGAGTCAACGTTCATTTCATGACGTAATTAACCTTTTCATAAGCAATTAGTCATCTAACACGGATGATGTTTGGTTTATTTTAAAAAGTAAAGCTATCAGGTTTATTCTTGATAGCTTTTTTATGTTATGTTATATATATCTCATATATTTTGATATCAATGCCAAGACCTAAAACCGACTACATCAGATATGTTTGTAATTTTACTATCAAACAATATGAAGCATTAAAAGACAAAAGCGATGAAGAAGGTATCCCCATCGCTTACCAGGTTAGAACTGCTATTAATGAATATATAAAAAACTAAGTTTTAGAATATTTACCTTTTTCTATTAACCAATCAAACTTATCAATCATAGTTTTACAATTTTGACATTGTAAAGCTGACCAAGATAGATGATATATCTGACCTAATTCATTACATTTAGGACATTTTATAGTTGCTCCAGAGTATCTTTTACATCTGGAGTAACGTGTAATAGGTACGAATTCAATCATGTTAAATAAGGTGTTTTAGTTTCATATAAATCTTTATTATGATCCCACCAAAGATCAATAATATATTTTTGATCACCGAAAAAATAACCTCTATCTGATTCTCTACATTCTTCAATATAAAACTCTATAAAAGGTTCATAATAATCTGGATTAAGATTATTATCTTTAGCTAATTCTTTAGCAGCATCAGAACAATGCTCTTCAAACTTTTCATTGACATAAAGATTGTCATAAGTTTCTAAAGTTTGGTTTTCTAGTGGATTGTCAATCATTCTTCATCGTCCTCATAGATTGGGTCAGGTTCTTCTTCTAAATCAATGTCAGCTGGTGCATAATCTTTAATGCATTCCAAGAAATCAATAATTGCGTCATTGCTTTTTTCATCAAAATCATTTGATGTGTTGCTTACGCATTGATCAATAAATTCATAAAGTTTCATTTTCGTTAGCAAATTCGTGTTTAAAATTGTTTTAATAATTTAAGTAAATCATTTCTTAAGTTTCGTTTTAATGTTGGATCAGTTTCTGTTTCATAATCCTTTTCAAGATCTGTCATAAGACGTTTTTTCAGCTGAATTTTAATCTGTCTTTCAGTTTCGATAATGCAAGCACCTGTAACAAAATCTTCATCAGATAATTGATCCTGTGCAACATCGTAATATGTATAAAAAGTTGATCTATGTACACCTGGATAATCATCAATCATTTTTTTAATGATCTCAGGTTTCTGTAAATCATCTTTTATACATTCTTTAATTGCTGAAATACAATCATCCCTTGATGCATTTTTATTTGTCATCTTGCTTATCTTGGTACTTGTATTCCTTGTTATAGAATTTTTTATGATTATTAAAATGTTCTTCAGATAACATACGAAATAAATCAAAAATATCTTCTGATTCAATTAAAACGTCAGCTTGATTCTGATCTTTATGTTTATCACAATCAATTCCCATATTTTGCTTAAAAAGACACCAGTGTCCATTCTCATCATGAAATAGTTGATAAACACCTAATAAACCTAAAGTAGGTTTTCTATTGGCTACTGATTCATCATATGCATCAAAGAATTTTGCAAAGATAAATTCACTTTCTGTTCTTTTCATTTAATTATCCTCAAAAGTTTTTTTAAATTCTTCCTGTAATTCTTTCTCTATTTTTTGCCAATCATCTGTAAAACCTAAATAAGGTGCAGTTCTTTCAGTTACATGATTAAATGTCCACTCAAAGCCTTCATTTAAAATCATATGTAACATTTGTTCTGCTGTCCTTGCATCACGACTGGCTAGGTATTTAACAGCTTTGGTTTGTACGTCTGATAAACGTAAATTGCTTTCATTCATAATTAAATGATATAAGGTTATGTATGTATGATATCATATATTAGTACACTAACAATGATTCATGAGCTTAATTAAGAAATTCGTACATGATAACGAAATTACTAACAATCAAGAATTTAAACAGCATTTATCCAGGTTAAATAAGTTTGAATCAAATGATAAAAACTTAGATATCCTGATTAATTTACTTTTAATTAATTACTTAAGATCTAAGCATTAATTATTTTCAAAAATGTTCAACTGTTTATAATCTAAAATTGAAATATAATATAGTTTCTTTAATATTTTGGTTACTTTTTCTTCTTCAGTAATAGCTTTTAAACTATCACTTAAAACACTATGAATTAAACTATATTCTTCAAAATTTAAATAATTTTTATTATCTTCTTCTTTTATATCTTTAATTGTATTTTCTTTTTCAATACTATCTATAATTAACTGTCTTATCATATGTGATCTATTAACCATGTTAAAACGTTTTTTACATTGTTTATCTATATATTTTATTTGATCACTTGTTAAAGTTATTTTAACTTGGTCAGTATGTTCAAGTGTACTTAATCTTTTTTTATTCATGATTAAACCTCTACTAATTGTTTTTTATTACGTTTAATAAGTTTCAAAGCTTCACCAGCTTTTGATCCTTTCTCTTGTAACCCATGCAATAAAAGAGCGAAAGCTTTATTTCCAAAACATAAAGAATCATCTTTATCTATTTCTAATCCAAGTTTTATTGCTTCATCTTCACTGAATACAACTTTAGAATATTTCGGAAAATATCCCAAGTCTATCAAGTGATCATAACGCCCACCATAGGAAGCCACCATATAAAAATTATTAGGCAGTAACACTTCCATAAAGAATTTTAAAGACTTGCTATAACAATAAAATTTTAAGTCTTTATTTAACTTGGCTACATTTAACCATGCCTTAAGATAGATAATATTAAAAAAATCTCCAGATTCATGAATTCTAACCTTAGTAACATTCTTTCTATTACTTTGAATAGAATTATTTATTAAATTAGTTAATCCTTTTAAATCTTTTTTAATAACATAATTATTAATTAAATCAAAATTATATTTCCTTGATTTAAAAACATTCGGATAACGTAATTCTTCACTTGCTGCAAAGCAAGTAAAGATAGTTTCATCACCTCTGTTTAATACTCTCTTATCATCTTTCAAAGTAACCCATGCTTTACAATTGTTACTTCCAGGGCAGGTTATACCAGCTGATATAGATAATATCAAAGTATCTTTTGATAGCTTTGCATTACCTTTACTCATTTTTAAAATCATTTCTTTTTATTCTCCTTTACTAACTTGTTAAAATTTTTTGATTCTTCGGGAGATAAACCAGCAAAGTAATTTAAAAGATTATCATCATAATCTTTAAAAAGTTTTTTAAGTCTTTTATTCATTTTTTATTATCTCCTTAAATAAACTTATCTTTGTTTACATCGATAACAGCAATTTTTCTTAAATTGCTATATCTAATATTTAAAAAACCTACTTTAAAACGTTTAGCATCTTTTTTATTTACATATGCACCTAAACTTATTCCTAAGTTTTGAAAGTCTTTATTAGAGTTATAATGCTCTAATATCTCTTTTTTACTTTTAAAGTCAGTACTATAAGCACCTGATACAGTTAATGTGTGATTCATTTTTTTAATTAAATAAGTTTGAATTTAAATAAGAAGTTTTTACACTTCTAATATTTATTTTAACATATATTTGATATATGTTAATGTCATTTATAATTAAATATCTCCTATGTTTTGAAGTTTTAAAGACTCATTTAGAAATTCATTACATAACTTAATTTCTTCTTCAGTACTTGCCTTTAAGTCTTCATTTTCATTTTTCCAGGAAGAATCAATTTTTCTTTCTTCCAATAGTGTTAATCGATCATTAACAATACCATCGATAAAATTTAATAATTTTGAATTCATAATTAATTAAATAAGTGTTTACGGCCTTTAACCTTAAACGCCTCTAACGGCCTTTAAGTTTTTGCCTTTAATAGACATTTACCAAAAACCAGGTTTTATATAGTTTTTGAAAAACTACAGTTAAACCAGATTTATTGAAACTAAAATAAAATAGTTTCATAAAAGGTTATTTAATAACCCTTTAAGCAACTATTATTTTTTTTTTATTTTTCTATTTCTTTTATTTTTTCAATAACTTCTTCTACACTTTCACATATAATTAATTCTTCACAACTAGCCATAATATTTTTTCTTATCACATATGTTGCAAAGTCTTCTTTATTTTCATCATGTATTTTTGAGTTAGGAAGA